CTGATCACAAATACTACTATTTTCCTACGTATATACGTAAGTAGTAAAGCTATCAAAGCAAATATTAACATTAATTTAAAAACATTATCAAAATGACTAGTAAGACAAAAGCCCTCAAGAAGGGTAACTACATACCGGGTAATAATCCCGCACCTGCAGTAAGTGCAGAGAAAAAGGACTATAAGTCCACAGTGAATCACATAAAAAGAGATAAAAGAAAGGAGGCAATGTCACGCACAAGACAACGCCGCCTTAAGGCATTAATACGTGCTGGATTGTCCGAAGAAGAAATTCTAAAGATCTTTGATCATGAGGATACACGCATTATATTATGTCTGTACTACGGTAGTTTCACATTTGAAGATGGAACTATCAAAAAGACGGTACGTGAACGTAACAAGCAACATAAAGTAATCGGTGAGAAAGAGATAGAAGTACCGAACGTGTTGCATGGTCGTAATGCCGTTGAGAAATTCTTGGAAAAGAACAATATAACAACAATATGTACTGGTCCCACATACTGCCACATAAAGACAGACAAGGAACATGTAGACGAGATTGTTAAGATGTTAGAACCAATAGGTAGGACATCTATAACTGCTCCAGAAAAAGAGACAAAGGAGTCTCTTGAGAAAAAGAAGAATCAAGAACGCAAAACTGCCAATAAGGCTAATAAGAAGCCTACAAATAACACTGAAGAGGCAAAATCTGCAGCAAAGGAAGCAAGAAAGAACTTCAAGAAAAACCGATTTGAGATGCGCCCATATTATGCTGCTAAACGTAAGGGTGGTGTAAGCGCACGTATTAAGAAATTTAATCCGACGCTTGCCGAGAAAATAGAAGCGTGGCTCAAAGAACAAAATAAGATAAAAGAGTCACGGAAGAAGGGAAGCTACGAAGAACGTGCAAAACACCGTCAATTGACATCTATTGAGATGAAGGCTAACAAGCGGGCCCGTAAGGTAGCAAAACTACTGGCTACAAAAGAACGTATTCAAGAGCGAGAAAAAAAGCGTGCGGAGTATAATGCCAAGAAGAGTATAGAACGTGCTCAGAAGGCTCAGAAACCCATTCAAACAGAACTTAAAATGGCTGCATAATTATGAAAAAGCATCATAAGACACCAAAAATGCCGCAAAGTAGAGTAGCAGCATTTAAGAAGCGTAAAAAGCTCAGAAACATTAAAAAACATCCATATGGACATGCATCTATGTACTATAAAAAGTGCGTTATTAATAGTACAATACCTACTGTAAATGAGGATAATATCATACATATACAATGTCCTTGGAATGAAGAACGTGTTATACAGGGTACCAAATGGGCACCAGAAACTCATGCAGATAAATGGTATAAAGAAGCAAGGGATGCTGCTAAAAAACATATATGTAGTGCCATTAAGAAGTATAAAGAGATATCTGGTGATCTTAAGGTAAATAACAGACCTTGGTATATGCTTCGTAAGAAAGAGAGTAAAAAGATGTATGCTCTTACTGTTCCTAAGAAGATGAATCAACAAGAGTACTGGGAAGCTTTGGTAGGACATAAAACGGATAAATGGGAAAAGAAGAACCCTGCTCCAATTCCACCAAAGAAAGATCCAAAAAACCCTGATATGTTCGAAGAGCAGGATATGGCAAAATATAAGGCAGAATTTGACAACTGGAAACAGTTGCGTGATGAAGCTGTAGAACGATTTCGAGACTTCGTCGTCTCGATGTACGACAAATTACCGCTTTCTGGGCGGTTTAAAGAATCAGACAACGATTATGTTGAAAACCGTGTAGCTGACATAAAAGATATTAATGGAGAAGGTCATAAAATAAACGATCTGAATCCAGAAAAATCTAAGCTACTGAAAAAGGCCCAAAAGATAACAAATGAGACTTATGCAAAACATGCTAATCTTGTTTGTACAAATCTCAAGGACCATAAGCGGAAAAGAGGTCGAATAATATTACCTAAAGCCGCATAAATAGAGTCGTGCTATCTCATATATTGGGAGATTCTCTGAAAAGAGAGGGGTTCAATTCCCCAGCACGTACAAATAGCGAGGATGGACAGTGTATGCAGATACATTCTCGCAATCAATCAGTATAAACTAAGAACCTTGAGTCATGTGGATACGAGAAGATAAAGTCGTTACATACGACATTGAAATCTTCCCAAACGCTTTCCACTGCTGTTGTAAAGATACAGAAACAGATGAAATATATAAGTATGAAATATCTGAAAGAAAAAATCAATTAGAAGATCTTATAGACGCATTTTTAATGCCTAATTTGATATTTTGTGGATACAATAATCATCATTATGATGATGTAGTTATAAACTACCTTATTGATTATCGAAATAAACTGACAGATCTGCCTTATCGGAGGATCTGTCAGTCTCTTTTCAACTTATCACAATGTATTGTGGAAGACGAAGAGGGAAGTCGTGAGAGGATCAAGCGATGGAAGTATGCACATTACTTTAAGTCAATGGATTTACTCACAATGCAATTTAGTCAGAAGTTACGTGTAGGTCTTAAAACAATGCAAGTAACTATGCACTATAAAAATGTGCAAGAATATGACGGAGATTTCACACTACCAATCTCAAAAGATAGGATAGATGAAATGATTGCATACAATATTAATGACGTCGAGTCAACAACAGAACTCTTAAATAGATTGACAGATCAAATAGAACTACGATTGTTTATAGAACAAGAACACGGTATAGACTGTCTATCTATGGATTCTGTAAAAATGGCAGAAACCTTTCTTCTCGAAAAATATAGCGAGCAGTCAGGTATTCCTAAAAGTGTGATTAAGGAAATGCGTTCTCCGATGGATTATATACCACTAAAGGACGTTATTCTGCCATTTATAAAATACAAAAACCCAAAATTACAAGACGTTCTGGAGGACATGAAGAAACAAACGGTGTACTCAAAAGAACGCAAAGGCTACGAGAAGAAGTTTGTTCTCTCGAATGTGGTATATTCTATAGGTGTAGGTGGAATTCATTCTATCCATACTCCTAAGATATTCCTCCCAAGAGAAGATGAGTTTATAGGACATGCAGATGTGGCGTCAATGTATCCTTCCTTATTGATTAAATATCAATGGGGACCTCGTCATTTGGGAAAATTATTTTGTGACCTAATAGCAGGCCTCAAAGAGGAACGCTTGGAAGCAAAACATACAGGACAAAAGGTTAAGAATGCGTTTCTAAAGATCGTGCTTAACTCTCCTACAGGCAAGATGCAACAGGAGGTCAGTTGGATGTATGATCCGTTCAATGTTTTTAAGATTAGAATTAACGGTCAACTAATCCTTTTAATGCTCGTAGACAGGCTTTTAGACCTTGGATGTGAAATTATTCAGGTCAATACAGATGGCGTTGTCTACAGGGCTAAAAACACGCTTAAATCGAAGATACAGTGCAATATCTCAGAAGTGGAACAGATCACTCAATTGGAATTTGAGTCTGACGAGTATGAATCATTCTATCAATACGCTATCAATGATTATTTTGGGGTCTTGAAAGACGGTAAGGTAGAGAAAAAAGGAATGTTCATAACCGATACAAAACTCGGTAAAGGATTGTCTCCAGTAGTAATACCAAAGGCAATTATAGAATATTTTTTGCACAAAATACCTGTGACAGAAACTATTGAGAAGGATAAAAATATCCGGGATTTCTTAATGTCACAAGCAGTAGATAAGAAATTCAAAGTTATACATGGCGATAAACCTGTACAACGTATCAATAGATTTTATGCAAGTACAGATGGTGCCTATCTGTTTAAAGGCACAACCCTCCAAGAACTATCTAATATGCTAACTAAATCAGGAGTAACAATCCTGAATAAGTTTGATGATCGCACGATAGAAGATTATAAAATCAACTATCGGTACTATATCAGTGAAGCCAAAAAGGTGATAGCGGACTTCACTGAACAACAGCTATCATTATTTTAGTAACCAACTTAGAGCCTTGAGTCAAAAGTATGATTATTGAAGTAGACACAAAATTGCTGGATTTACCAGTAGAAATAAATTTAAATCAATTACTCTTCCTAAGTATTGTACTGGATAAGAATCAACTAAAATATCAAGACGTCCGCAAAATTGTCAGCCTAATTAGCGATGACGATGTACAATATTTAGTGAATCAGAAACTTATATCCTCGATAGAGAGAGGTAATTCAATTACATATGTAGCAACAGATGAACTTAAACAAATGTTAGCGGTTGATAAATCCTACTTTGATCTGTTCTATGATATGTACCCAGTTTATGTTATGCGACCTGATGGTTCTAAGAGCTATTTAAGAGCAAATATAAATAAATGTAGGCATCTTTTCAACTCTAAAGTTGGAAATAGTTCAGCAATGGCTGAACATATAATTAAATGTCTTGAATTTGAGCTAGATAAGAAAATGCGAGAAGGAAAGATTAGTTATATGATGACTATGTGGAATTGGCTAAGCCGAAACCAATGGGAAGTTTCTGAGGAAGAAATGCATGACACAGAACAATTAGTCAGTCAATCTTATGGAACAGAACTTATCTAATTTAATACGACCTATGTCTGTTGTAGCACAAGAAGCTATAAACTACATAGCAGGACGAAAAAATCGTACTATAATATCGTTAAAAACTAGGTGGGAGAAGTTTAATAAGCAGTGTATGGGAGGTATTGAACCAAATACCGTTTATACCATAGCTGGTATTTCTGGAAGCGGAAAGAGTTCATTTGTGAACTTGATTCAAACTGATTTAATTGATATCAATCCTGATGAAGATATAATTGTTCTTACTTTCTCATTAGAGATGGTTGGATTTAGGCAAGTTGGAAGGACGCTCTCAAATAAATTAAGAAGGACGACTTCGACTTTGTATAGTTCGGAAACGAATCTGGATGACGAAACCTTCAGAAAAGTCATCGCAGTATCTAATCAGCTAAAGGAGTATCCTATATATTTTGTAGATAATCCTACAACTCCCATGCAAGTAGATCAAATTATAAGAGATTTCTACAAAGAACATGTGCAAGGAACAAAAAAGCATTTTATCATCATTTATGACCATGCTCTACTAACTAAACAAGTTGGTACTGTAATAGAGACAATGAGTGAACTTGAAAGAGTGTTTATACAAATCAAAAAATTGCCATTGACTTCTGTGATACAGATTGCACAAATGAATAGAAATATCGAAGCCTCAGAAAGGATAAATAACCCATCGAGTCATTACCCGATGAGAAGTGATTTATCATCGTCAGATGCGATATTTCAAGCAAGCGATTATGTGCTTGTATTACATAGACCAGAAATATTAAACATTCAGGAATACGGTATAAACCGACTACCTACAAAAAACAAAATATACATTCATATACTAAAAAATAGAGATGCAGGAAAACCTTGTATCCTTGAATTCGAGAATGACCTGATGTATAATAATCTGATCGAAAGTTGATATTAAATCGTATCTGATTAGTATTAACTAAAAAATTAGGCTGAATTATGAAGAAGACTTTCACTTTTACGACGAACGATAACAATAAGTTTTTTCTCAACAACAATGGTACAAATTACTCTGAGATTCTTGATAACATTATCGCTGCTGATATAATCAAGAAGAACGATTATTTGTTTACTTCGCCGATAGAGAACGATTTTATTATTACTGGTGGCAACCTGAAGGCTGATGACTCGTTCATTAAGGCCACTAAGTTCCTTGCGAACTACAAGACCAATAAGACTAAGTATAATATTCCTATTATTCTTGGTAAGATGTATACACTGAGTGATGGTACTCCCATTATCTTTGACGAGGATGAGATCCAGATTGGTTTCGATATCTATAAGTACAATGATTTTGGTAACCTGAATTTCATAAATAGTTTGCCTTCTTATAAGAAGACTACTATTATTAACATCTTTACTGGTGGTCTTGGTAATATTAAGATTAACATATTATAAAAATCATAAGAACCTAGAGTCACATGATAACACTACCTACAGAAAAAATTCCTGCGGTATCAACAAATCCACAATATTTAGTTCTCTATGGACTGCCAAAAGCTGGAAAAACTTCAGCTGTTGCACAATTAGAGAACAATCTTATTGTAGACCTTGAAGGCGGATCTAAATTCATTGATGCACTTGCTGTACAAGCTCGTACAATCAATGATCTTGGTGAAATTGCACAAGCCATTAGAGCTAAGAATGATGAAGTAGGGCATAATTTCTATAAACATATTACAATAGACAATGCTACACGTCTTGAAGACACTTGTATGAGTTACGCATGCAAGCTCTATCAGCAAACAGAGCTTGGTAAGAACTGGAAAGGAACAGATGTTACTACGCTCGCAAGAGGAGCAGGTTACAAGTATTTAAGAGATGCAGTAAAGAAGGTAATTGATATGTTCAAGGACCTTTGTGACGAATTTATACTAATAGGGCATGTCAAAGACAGTATCACCGATAAAGACGGAGAAGAAGTCAATGCAAAAGAAATTGATCTCGTCGGTAAACTTGGGAAAATCGTGTGTGGAATGGCTGACGCAGTCGGATACGTCTACCGAAAAGATAATGAAACTCACATTAGTTTCAAGTCTGGAGGAGACGGGACTATTATGGAGGCTCGTGCACGACACATCGCAGGCAAGGACATTGTTATCGCTACTGGGAATGAAGACGGAAGCATAACAACATATTGGGATAAAGTTTATAAACCTGAATAATTATGAAAAAGCAATTGATTTACATATATTTATTAAATGAAAAGACTGGAAATTACGAGTATAAAGAGTCGCTGCCTGTAGAAGGTACGGTAATTAAAGCTGGTAATCCAGGTTGGATAGATGTCATTAATACAGTTTACCCACCAACGGTACGCAGATACCCTGCGTTTAACGTTTTCTTTTCATTTGAAGCTCCAAATAATTAAGAACTATAAGTCAGAAGGAAGAAATTATGTATAGTACAAAAACCGCAACAACAAACAATTACGAAAGTAATTATATGCCAGTAGGCATCAATGAGAATATAACCTTGAAAGAGGTAAACGTAAACAAGACTCCTCAAGGTCGTGACTTCTTAGAGATTATCTTCGAGAATGAGAATGGTCAGACGGCAACTATGACCGAGTGGAAGAACGAGAAGAATATGTGGATTGTCAGTGATGAAGATCTTCAGAAACGTGACGATCAACAGTTTGGTCGTATTCTGCAAGTTATAGATGCAGCAACCGGTTCACATGCAGAGTTTGAAGGCAATTCGTTTGCAGAGATGATTAACTGGGTAAAAGTTCAGCTTGAACCAGCTACAAATCCTGATAACTTGCATCAAGGTATGCGTTTGAAGGTTGTTTACGACAAGAAGGGCTATACAAAAGTTAGTTCTCTTGGTATTTTCGTTGAATCTATGAGCGTAGAAGAGTCTCAGATTAAGCTTTGGAAGAACGATCTTCTGGAGCGTCCCGTCCAGCCTGATAAGGAGGACGATCCGCTCGGTACAACAACCGCTCCGGTAACTGAGACTACAGGTGCTGACGACCTGCCGTTCTGACAACATTTCAGCAACGACTAATGGTCAGTGGTGGAGACCAAGAATAATCTTGGCCCTTACGACGGTAGTAGTTTAATTGGATAAAACACC